GGTGGCTCTGGTAGTTATCAAGTCAGAGTTGTGAGAGGTTAATCATGGCAGGATCACTCGACACCGCACTCAAAAGTATTGCTAAACAGGTTGTTGCGAACCTTGGAACAGCTTTAGATGTAACAATCACTTATACAGTAAAGGCAAAGTCTAGTTACAGGGTAGAGACTGGAGAACAGTATTTAAATAGTACGATTTATTCTAATCTTAAAGTTCCAATAGAAGTTGTTAACTCTACGGACGATTCAGGCACAGAGGTTAGGGAGGCGAAACTTTATATAACACCTGATCTGATCGGAGGGAATCAACCTTCTATAGAAGATGAAATAAATTTAACATTTGATAATTCTTCGCGAGTAGCTCAGATTTCTGAGATAAATACATATGGTGGTGGTCAGAATTATTTATTTGTAATAAGGGTGAATTTCTAATGGCTAGTAAGGATAGGAGTTATGTTCATATGAAATCAGACATTATGCGTCAAATTAATGATGATTTGAATATTTTGGTATCTGAAGCTCATGCTGAATTATCCAGAGGCTTTCCGAATGGTCCTAGTCCTGTTTTGACAGGTTTCTTCGCATCTCATTGGAAAGCTGATACGAAATACATAAGAACAACTGATGATAAAGAAGGGACTCAATGGGACTTACCAACCACAAAAGATTCTATGGGTAGGACTGTTTTGAAAAACGCAAGTCCAATATTTGACCCTCAATTCCCCGTAACGAAAAGGTTTATTCTGGATCAGAATATATACATTGGCAATACAGCTTTTTACACAGCCATAGCACTTGGTCCCCCTGGAGCACCTAATTTTGGTTCAAGAAACAATGGGATACCTTTATTTATTCAAGGTACTCTTGGTCAATTAATCAATGAGACATTTAAAGAAAAACGACCCAAAATGAAGATAGCGTCCGGTCAGAGTGTAGGTTTGTTTGGTACAGCCGTTAGAGATAAACGACGGGAATCTGAACCTGGCTTCATGCCTGGTGTGTCTTATGAATCTCTTTAAACGATGACTCTTGTAAAAGTTAGAGCTGCTTTTGAAAAAGCAATCACCGATAAAGTCAGAGGGGAAGATCCCACTGTGAAAATTATCTATGACAATACGTCTTATACTTCTTCAAGTAAAACGACGAAATATCTTTCCGTATCTATAGATTTCTCCCAATCGACAAAACAAAATCAAGGTAACTCCTCCGACTATTACGAGGGAGTAATACAATGCAATGTTTACGTTCCAAAAGGCAAAGGCACTGCTGAATTGTCTCGTATCAATGAATTAGTAATAGATGGACTTACTTCAGTAAATGCATCGACCTATGTAGATACATATAGTTGTAAGCCGAAAATAAGAGATATTGTTGGTCCTTCAGTATTAGATATACCAAAGACTGCTCATCTTACGGGTTCTATATCTTGTCAGTTTTCTGCTAATGCTTAGGCTATTATTATAGTGCTTACTTTTTTACATGACTAAAGCAATTGATTTACTTCGGAAAAGTTTCGGAGTTGGACAACTTTACAAACATGAGGTTAAGAAAGATGAAAATGTTCTTTTTACTGTTTATTGGCATCCTTTAACGATTGCAGAACGAGAAGCAATTCAAGTCAAAGGCAATGGGAATGATGACGGCAATGAATTTGCTTTGAATCTAATGATTGAAAAAGCTTTGGATGAAAATGAAAAGAGACTCTTTCAGGATGGAGACAAACCTACGCTGAGAAGAGAAGTTGAAGCAAGCATCCTTCAAGAAATCCAGCTAGCGATGTTAAGTTCTGGAACTGACATGGAGGTAGATGAAGCTAAAGCAGACTTGAAAAGCTGACGGATTTAAATATTTTCTCTTTTCATTAGCCAAGGAGTTAGGGATGACTGTAAGGCAGTTAGGCTCTGAATTAACTTATGAAGAAATGATTGGATGGTCAGCTTATTTTTCATTAAAGAATGACGAGATGGATCGAGATCAGCAACAGGCAAGACAAAGATCTACCAGAACGATGTAAGGCAGGTACAATATAGAAATAGTTGTTTAATCGCTCTTCTCGGTGGCAGATTATAACGTTGATATTAGGTTAAAAGTTCTTGCTGAAAGAGCGAAGCAGGATCTTCAGAAGGTTACAGATAAGATATCAGGTCTAACGAAATCGGCAGTAAATATATCAATGAAGCCCTTAGAGGGGCAACTTAGAAGAGTTAACGACTTAGCTGGACGATTAGGAGAATCCCTTATAGGAATAGGTAGTAGAGGTGGGCTTGGGTTAGCTGCTATCGCTGCCGCAAATCTTGGGGCACAAATTTCAGGGATGCTTGGCCCTGTAGGGCAATTAGCTAATGCTGTTAGTGGAATCCCTGACTTATGGGGCATGGTTGCTGTTGCAGCAATGGCTTTTGCTCCTCAGGTCACTAGAGCTGCTCAAGACACCCTCAAGCTAGGGAAGGCTTCTACTGATGCAATAAAAGGTAAGTTAAATGCCGATCTAAAAGAAGCTACAGCAAGGATCAATGAAGTTAGTAAAGCAACCCAGAATACTCAACAAGTTATAGATCAATTAGTTAAAGGTGCTTCTCTAACTAAATTAAATAAGTTAGTATCCAAATCCAGATCGGAGATGGAAGGCTTCTGGCATAACACTAGAGGAGCTGAACAAGCAGCAATAAAATTAGTACGTGCTTTAGAAGCTCAGAGAGAAGAACAACGTGCGTTAGACAATTTAGTTAAAAAGACAAAAGGTTTACCAACTGATAAAGAGGCTCGTAGCAATCTCATAAGATATAAGGCTACACAATGGAGAAAGAAACAAGCAAAAGCAGAACAAGAACAGCTTGCGAACGAGAAGAGGATTACTGCAGAACAAGAGAAGCAATTACAACTTGATAGAGAACAGGAGAAGATTAATAAGAGGATGAAAGATGATAAAGCAGCGGCAAAATTAGGGAGAGAGAGTTCTTCGCGGATGTCAAGGACTATGGAAGGTTTAATGTTAGGAGCTGGTTTTCCAATGCTTTTTGGCGGTGGAGCAGGAGCAGTTGGTGGTGGAGTAGCTGGTGCTTTAGCTCAAGGAGCAATGGGTGGGAAGGGATTTGGAGCACAGATCCTGCTTAGTGCTCTAGGTCAAAAATTAGATGACTTCGCGTCGAGTACAGCAGCATTAGGTCAAGCTCTAAATGCAGCAGAAAAAGATGCTGCTCCATTAGTAGAAAGACTAGGTGTGGCAGGAACGGAATTTGAAAGACAAATTAAAACCTTAGAAAAGCTGGGGGCTACAGAGGAAGCATTTGCCTTGGCACGTGAAGAAATGTTGCGTTTAGTAGGGAAAGAAGGTGTCCAAGATATTGAGCAGTTCGGGAAAGAGACTCAAGAACTAGGCAATGAGTGGAAGAAATTAACAACTCAAATGCAAGGTGGGTTGGCTGATTTAATTGTTAGTGCAGGGATTTTAAAGGCTCTTACTAATGCTTTGACCCGCGCTGTAACGCTTAATAAAGCAAATCAGAATACTGGAAACGATAAAATATTGACTCAGATCAATGACGAGAGAAAAAAACGAATAAAGCTAGGGGCATATAGATCTGAGAAACAGAATCTAAGAGGATTCAGGGAGCTGGACCAAGCAGCTATAAATCGACAAAGAGAAATTGATGCTGAAGGAGATGAAGCAAGCAAGGAAAAGATGGCGGTAGAATTGAAGAAGGCTTCTACCTTAGAGTTAAGAGAACAACGAACTATTCTGGAGGAAACGTTACAGTATGGAGAGAAAGGTGCAAAGTTAGAAGCAAAGATTAGAGAACTAAAAAAAGATAATAAATATTTTGATGAAGAAGCTTATAGGGCGCAAGCTAAAGCTAATGATGCTCTGCAAGACAGTATTGATTTGTATAGTCAGATAGGAGAAACAATTGGTGATGGAATAGTTGATGCTTTAGACCAGGCGATCCAAGGGACTAAGACTTTAGGAGAAGTAGCAAGTAGTGTATTTAGGAATATCGCAAGCATGTTATTGAAATATGGAATGAATCAACTATTCGATAATATGGGAGGATTTGGTAAGTTTCTGAGTGGAAACAGAGCTAGTGGTGGACCAGTCTCAGGAGGTAAAACTTATTTAGTGGGAGAGAAGGGGCCAGAGTTGTTTACACCTAACAGTAGTGGCAGAATTACTTCAAATGATTCTATTGGTGGTTCTAATATGGTAGTGAATGTGGATGCATCTGGTTCGTCAGCAGAAGGCGATGATGATAGAAGTAGACAGTTAGGAGAGCTTATTGGTGCTGCTGTTCAATCAGAAATTATTAGACAGCAAAGACCTGGAGGTACACTTTATTAATCATGGCTAATACTCCAAATATGAGACAGGTTCAATTTGGTGATGGTTACGCTCAAGTTATACGCTTTGGCCTTAATCAAAATCCTAAAGAATGGAATTTGAGATGGGAAATTTCTGAGACAGATGCAGATACGATAGAAACTTTTTTAAATGCTAGAGCTGATGATGGTGCGACTTTTGGTTGGACACCATTAGATTCTTCTACTGCTTATAAGTGGCGTTGTTTTGCTTGGACTAAATCATTAATTTATAAGAATAGAGTTTCTCTTAAAGCAACATTCGTTCAGTATTTTGAACCATAAATG